TCATCCCATTGTCTCCTTCATTAAGTTTTTAAATACATCTATGGTGTCCTCGAGGCCAAACTCCTCGTCACTTGCAACACCATCATCCTCCTCGTCATCAGGTCTCCAACAGTTGTCCTGACCCAAGGCATACTCGCCCTCGAACCATCCGCCTTCGTCAACGTATTCCGCTTGGACTTCAATACCCATGGCAAACAACTTATCCCACACTGGAACAGGTGGTGCCCAAGCCGTCCAACATCGGAACGTGAACCACGCGGTGTCCTTGTCTTCGCTGAACTCGATCCTGTCCTCGATCTCAACTTCACAAACATCCCACTTGGTATTCCAGTTTTCATTACGCCACTCGTGAGCAGATTGGATCTCAAGATCATGTTGCCCATGCTTTCGCTTAGTCGTAGGATCAAGCAAAACTTGAAGAGGCATAGGTGAGATGACACTACAAAAACGAGGATCATCACAAAGCTCTGGGCTTAGATATTGGTATATTTCATACACCACTTTACTAGCTCCATGCAGATAAACAGTTTGGTCACAATGATTAGGCATTACACATCCTCCTGTGAAAGAAAGGCATAGGCAGGGTTCTTGAACTCTTCTTCAAACAACCCAATCTCATCAAAGCCGTACAGAACTAATGCGTCCTCGGTACTCTGTCCACGTTCATAAACAACCAAGTCATATCCAACAGGGATACCACCCTCGAAGTCCTCATGAATTGGCATTACTTTGGGTAAGGTAGTCTGGTTCATTATAAATACTCCTTGTTTAATTGATTGAAAAACTTCTTAACATAATTAGCTTTTAACACATCGGCGTCGGTGTATGCGTCTAGGTGCTCGGCTCCATAGTCTAAGAACTTAGCCTCAACTGGATCTAGATCCTTGTCGAAATATCCCACGACAACTTCCCAATCGTTGATAACCTGACCTTTACGATCTTTCTCAAGCTTAGATCGATCCTTCATATTAACAGTGATCTCGTAATATGTTTCGTCCTCCTCGTTAAACCTAATCAACGATGGACACTTCTCACCATCAACGCCACCATGAGTGAAACCAAATGGCTCCACCATTGTGATGATCTCATTGTATAAAGACACGTTATCAAAGTCAGGGAACATCGCTTCAAGATGTTTACCATGTACGAAGTCGATCACTTCTTGAAAGTTGTTAGTCATCAAACTGTCATGGAAATTTGTCCAATCTGTGTTGTGACCATTGTATCGGTCAGATGTCTGAACAGTGAACCTCGGTGGCAAAGTATGCTCCACATCGGAAAATTTAAAACCCTCAGAAAGATCCTCTCTCCTCCAATACCATTCTAATAAATCATGATTGGTTCCCATGATACGAGAAGCGTTCATAACACGCTCTTGAAGGTGATGACTATCCACCCAGATGTGAAAGCCGTGTACTTGGTAGCTCGGTAACTCATCGTTACCATACGTCGTGCATTCCCAGTGATCTGGTATTTGCAAGTCGTCAGTGTATGTTTCAAACTTCATTGTGGAAATCTCCTTGTTTCATAGTCTGATTAAATTGGTAGTAACTAACAAGTTATAGGTTCTTGCTCCATGGGTCAAGAAAATAATTTTAGAGGGGTGTATACAAAGATTACTATATAGGCGTATTTCTCACAGATTTTATTTTTTTTTGAAAACTAAATTCATATTAGATGTAAACAGTGTAAACAGTGTAAACACCCTTATATTTATATACTTCAAACTAGCCCAGAGCTGTTTACCCCTGTTTACTTTGTTTACGTTTCCTGTAGAAAAAACGCCTATATAGAGAAGTTGCCCTCTCTCTTTCTTTGATATAACTTGTACCTAAAGAACAACGAGGATCAAATGAACTCTGCAAAAAAGAAAATAGAAAAAGAACATGGTCGAACTCTGACCAATAGACAAATGACTTTTGCAAGACACATCGTGGAAGGCATATATTCCAATGCAGAATGTGCCAGAAAAGCAGGTTATTCACATGATGTAGCAAACAACCAAGCTTCAAAACTTTTGAATGGAAGGGAATACCCTCATGTATTGGAGTACATCCAAGATCTAAGGAATGAGAGGGAACGTAGGTATGGCGTGACAACCATTGGACAACTTGAGAGACTTCATCAACTATCTAGTGGAGCCGAGGAAGCAGGGCAATTTTCAGCGGCAATCAATGCAGAAAAAATCCGCGCCGCTTTGGGTGGATTAACTGTTGATCGAAGGGAACAAGTGAACACAATTGATCAACTATCTCGTGATGAAATTGTTGGAAGGTTGGCAGATTTACAGAAAAAATACCCTCAAGTTTTTGAGATCGAGGGAACATATAAAGATGTAACAGGAGCAAAAGATAATGAGCGGACAAGAGGCGAACTTTTGGAGCACGATACGAAAAAACCTACCGAAGAAGTGCTTCGCAACGAGGATTGAAAACAAACATGGAGGTGGTGTTCCAGACGTTCACCTTGTCTGGGAAGGTCTTCCCTTCTGGCTAGAACTCAAGGTTACAAAATCCAACGCGGTCGCCGTCTCGCCTCATCAAGTCGCTTGGCACATGGCATATTGGGCACGAGGAGGGTCAAGTTTCTTCTTAGTAAAGAGAGCCTCTGACCGACAACTACTTTTATTTGGAGGGGAAAAAGGGGTGGATTTGGCACGAGGTGGGTGCTCCGCGGTTCAAGTACCGAGTTTCAAGAGCGTTGATGAGGTGTTCTGCGCCCTGCGCCCTGTTTTAATTGATAAATATTCTAGTGCCTTGCGCCCTGCGCCTTGATCTTGCGCCCTGCGCGTCGTTAATACTATTCTGCACAAAAAAACTAGGCGATTGCTCGCCTAGTTCCTTGGTTTTAGTGTTCTACGATTGCTATTGATTTTCCTAGGCTCGATCCCTTGCACAATTTGCAAGCGGTACATTGGACGCGACGACCTGCCTCTTTTGATGCGGGGCAAAGCGCCTCGTTTGCTTTATCTAATTGCCCTAGATCCGCGATAACTCGAAAGGTTCTACGACCTTGCGACCAATGGTCGAGTGCCTCTTGCTTATTGTCCGCGCTTTGCATCGCGATATCTGGACGCCAACCGCTTTGATGTGAATAGGCTGTAAAGGTCGACGCCTCCGCGAGTAGTTGTTCCCATACAAAAGAGGGAACCGCGGCCGGATCCCCATATGTTCCCACTCTAACGAACCGATTGCGGCCGAGCGTGTTCCTATTCTTTTGAGTATTGGCAATTGGATATATACCTTTGATAAAAGATTTATAAACAATCAAAACGCCTTGCCCAAGGTTAACATAGCACCGACGACCTTTTGCAATCTTGCGCTCTGGATCTGTTGTTGTTTCACCTCGCATTGTGCAATCGCCACAGATAGAAAAATCCGCGCCTGTCTTGCTTGCTTCTCTTGGATCTATATCCGAGCGCAATATATAAGTTTGTACGACCTTGCCCGTCTTGGTATTTCGGTCGGAATACGTCGCAATAACGACGATAGGTTTACCATCCAATAGGCTCTTGCCATTGTATATGATCCCGTTTTTCATGATATTGTTTCCTTAATATGGTTAAATTGTAAGTAAATTATAACAGAATATAGACCAGGCACAAGTTAAATATTGTCTTGCGCCTTGCGCCTTGCGCCTTGCGCCTTGCGCCTTGCGCCTCGGTTCTTATATTTTTATGAGGTTTTCTTGCGCCTTGCGCCTTGCGCGCCGCATCTTTCTATTTGTATTTTTCTGCAGCGCAAAAGAAAACCAGGTCCATGGACCTGGTCTATTGGTTTTATATTATACGTTGTATTCGTCGCGCCACTGTGGATCAGCATCCAAGAGCTTTCCGAATTGAGTGATTTCCCTGGCGTAGGTATCACCCATTTCATATTGACCATCATGCATCATGGGTGATGTGGCCGCTACAAACCATCTCGCATATGGGTCTTGCATTTCTGCAGCTGAATGCTTGTAGGTCTTTAAAACCTTCCACACCCAACCTTGATCGTTCACATAGGTTGCGTATGGTGTATCAGCTTCACGAGTTTTTCCGAAAGATGTTCTAGGCATATTGTTCTCCTTAATTAAGTTGATACCCTATTGTACACCATGCACAATAGGGCTTCAAGTTTTATTTCCAAGTAAACTTATTTACTGTAGTTGTTGATGCAAATCGTTGCCAAGACTGGG